TGTACCATTACGAAAACCGATACGACCACCTTGCGCCGCGTATACTGTATCATCAGTAACATCTTCACCAAACTTTCTACCTTCAGGTAAGTCAGTTGGATCATACTCTTCAATACTATCAATTAATTTTGCTCTAAGTAATATCTCAGCTATCTCTTCACTAGAGTAACCACGGTTTTGGAAAGACTGATTATAATATTGACGTCTTAGTGTTCTGTTTTGACTTTGTATTTGATCAGCTCTTAAACCTCTTTGTCTTAAATATTCTCTGTAATCTTCTTCCGCTTTTTGCATATCTTCATAATACTGCATACCCATTTGAGCTACTGCTTCAGCACCAGGTAAGACGGTACTTTTAGCTGCAGCAATACCTAAATCTTTTAAACCTCCGCCTGAAGACAACACATCTGTTATTGTACCGCCACCAGTTCTCGCTGCATCTATTGTACCAAAGTCTGCACTAAACGGATTAAAATCTGCACCTTGGAAAGGATCAACATAAGCTTGTGCTCCACCCACAATATCTCTACCGATATTAGCTAAACCCTCCCCTATACTTAGGCCACCTTCTGCTACATTAATACCAGATTTTGCTAATGCGTTAGCATCTGCCAATTGTGCTGCTGATAGGTTTTGATAATCTTTTATAAAAAAATCACCGTCTAATGTTTGACCAAGATTAGCGTCAGCTAATTGACTCTGTGTAATTGTATCACCACCGCGAATACCCGTGTTACCCACTTCTTTAAATTTTTTAGCATTAGAACTGCCATCAGCACCAACACCAGCATCAGCCCCTGCTAGTCCACCACTTAATGCAGAAAAAGCAGCTGATAGTTTATCAATTTCAAACTCTTCATTTTCATCTGTCGTTAAATAATCTCCAGCAACATCACCTAAAGCACCTCCGGTAGCGCCTGCTGCAAATAACAACAATGGATTACCTGTAAATAATGCTGCCAACGCAGCTGCCGCTTTACCGCCACCTAATCCACCTAATTTACCTGCTAAAAACTGTAACTCCCTTGGAGTAGCTTTAGATAAAAATTTTCTAGCTGGATCTAATATCTCTTCGCCTAAAAACTCACCAGCAGGATCTAATACCTGTTCCTCTAAAAACTCACCAGCAGGATCTAGTATATCTTCATCAACAAAATCAACAACGTCACCGACAACATCTTTTACTTTATCTTCTGCTCTTCTAGCTTTTCTTTTAAGTGAACTACCTATACCAAGGAAAAACTTAGGTCTTAGACCGGCCATTTCTCTGCGTGCATTATCTTCTAAATATTTTCTTAATTCTGCTTTGTTCATTAAAGCTTTTCCTCTTTAGATATACTGGTTTTGTGCAAGGCGCCTAGGCTTGAAATGTGGCTTTTGTTTAATTTACTGTTTTTTCTCATAAATTGCAACTATGATTCTGAGCCTATATCAGGCATTTTAGCTACCTTTATATAGACACTTCTAGATATATCTTCTCGTTTTGTGTCTGTATTGGGATCATCTACGTCAGCGTCACCTTCTGCATCAGAGTCATACTCTTTATTTGTTTTTGTGTTTTTTAATACGACAGTCGTATCTACTTTTATTTTAGCTACTTTCTTATCACCCTCGTATAGCCATGCTACTGATCCTGGTTCTTCAAATGACATATTTCCTCCTAGTCTCTTGTTATTTCCAAATACGACAGAACGACATGTAAGTC